ACAACTAAAGGCTCGAGACAGAGATATTGTTCGTACATTTACACATCGAACACTACACAGTGTTGAGTCAAGTAATAACATGCCTAGAAGATTTAAAGATGAAGTCAGACAGAAAATTAGAGGTGTCTGCAGATCAGCTGAATATACTTTTGCGATTCCACTCCTTGACAAAGAATCCGTGGAAGAAATATTGGGCAAGCAGGCAGATAAACCGAATATTAAAACAGTTAAATAGTAGAAACAATGATAAACTTCGTAGGAAATCCAAGACTTCTTGATTGTTGTGACCCTGTTACAATACAAGATGTGGTAGATTACTGTAGTGACAAGCAATTACTTGCAGTTGACACCGAGACAACAGGGTTGAGTCACCTAGACGACAAGATGATTATGTTCCAGATAGGTGACGATCGTATGCAGTTTGTTATTGACACTAGATATGTATCAATATTGCCCCTTAGAGAAGTACTTGAGAGTGTTAGCGTAGTTAAAATTCTACACAATGTTAAGTTTGACTATAAGTTTTTACGCATGTCTAATATTAGACTTAATAATGTGTGGGATACTATGCTAACATCTCAGGTTATAAACTGTGGTAAGCAAATGTCACACAGTTTAAACAATGTACTTCAAAGAGATCTTAACCTTACCATGGACAAGTCCACAAGACAAGAGTTCGTTGGTAAACATGACGGAGAATTCACTGAATCACAAATAGTTTACGGCGCTAAAGATGTACAACACCTTATACAACTCTATGAGCACCAGAAACTTAAGTGTGATAAGTATGATTTGCATGCTACAGCAGAATTGGAGAACAAAGCTGCGCTAGCATTTGCAGATATAGAATTCAACGGCATTGGTTTAGATGTAGATACATGGAAAGATCTTGCAAAAGGTGCAGCCAGAGATGTAGAACTTATATCCTATGCTCTAGATGCATTCATAGAATCTAATGTAAAACTTAATAAGTTTGTAGATGACTATGTACAAGGTGATCTTTTTGTAGGAGTAGAAGAACTACGCAAAGTAAATGTGAATTGGGCTTCACCAAAACAAGTGTTAGATGTATTTAAAACATATGGCCTTGACGTGGAAGATGTAAATGCTAAGAATTTACACGTACACAGCAAGGATAAATTTATTAGTACATACATCAGATACAAAGAGCAATCAAAGCTTGCTACAAGTTATGGTGATAAGTTCCTAGACAATGTAGATAGTGACGGTAGAATCCGTACGAACTTCAAACAAATACTAAATACAGGTAGAGTTGCATCAGGTAAGCCTAACATGCAGCAGATACCTGCAGATAACAGCTACCGCAACTGCTTTATTAGTGGTTACGATGACTGGGTATTTGTATCATGTGACTACAGCTCACAAGAACTATGTATTATAGCCACAGGGAGTAAAGATCCAGTGTGGCTTAAAGCGCTAGAGAATGGAGAGGACCTTCATAGCGTGTGTGCACAACTAGTGTATGGCAAGGAGTGGAGCGATGCAACTGAAGCAGGCTGTGAGTATTATGCATTCAAGACATTGGGTGGTGGTACAGAGATAGCCAAGCAGAAATGTAATTGTCCAGGACACAAGAAGCTGCGCACAAATGTAAAGAGTATTAACTTCGGTTTAGCCTATGGTATGGGCCCACACAAACTAGCTGATACATTGCTTATCAGTATCAAGGAAGCAGAGAAATTGATTAAGAAATACTTCACAGCATTTCCCGCAATCAAAAATTTTCTGGAGTCTCTTGGTAACTATGGTAAGCACAACGGACATATTAAAACATATGCACCGTACAGACGTATCAGATGGTTTGACGATTGGGACGGTATAAATACAGACAACACTGTAATGGGTAAGATAGAGCGTGCTAGCAAGAACACACCAATACAAGGTAGTGGCGCTGACATGTGTAAATCTGCACTTATTATGGTGAGAGAGTTTATATACAAGAACAATCTGCCTGTTAAAATAGTGATGACAGTTCATGATCAGATCGACACTGTTGTGCATGCATCATATGCAGATATGTGGTGCACACAGCTTAGAGAGCTTATGGAAAAGTCAACGCTAGATATTATACCATCAGGACTATTAAAATCAGAAACAGAAATTTCAAACGTATGGAAAAAGTAGAAGACAAGTCAGGACAAGAGCTGCGCGTAGGAGACTATGTCACAATATGCAGCTACAACTCAATAGAGTTTGCACAAGTGTACAAGTTTACAGAGTCATGTATGTTATGTGAGTACACTAGTTTAACGTGGAACGGGCAAGAATATAAGGCTAGATTACAACCTTATTTGCCTGGACATGAGATGAAATCAATTAATAAAAAGTACCCAAACAGGATGCTTAACGTGTACAAGATAACTAAGGATCAATACGATAACTATCACAATAGCTTATGAGTGCTGCAAAAACAATAGGTAGAACAGAGAGACAGCTTCAGATTGTACAGAAACTTGCAGATAATAATGGTAGGGGTACTTTACTAGCTGCTACAGGCTTTGGTAAGACATTTACAGCTATTATGGTTATCATACGTCTTATAAAAGCAAGGCCTGCAGGCAAAGTTATAATTGTAGTGCCTACAATAAACCTAAAAGCACAGTGGAATAAAGAACTTAAGAAACATAAGGTCCATAAAAATTGTGAGGTGCTTGTAATCAACACTGCATATAAGAAAAGTATTAAATGTGACTTACTTATATGTGATGAGATACATGCCTACGGTGCAGAACAGTTTATTAAGGTGTTTGATAAGATAGAATATGATTTTATATTTGGTCTTACAGCTACAATAGAACGTACAGACGGTAAGCATGATATTCTACTAGAGTATGCACCAGTTATTGACTCGGTGCCTATAGAAGAGTGTCATAAGAATGGATGGGTTAGTAATTACCTTGTATACAATCTTGCAGTCCCTATGGAGGATGACGAGCAGGAAGCATACACTAAAGCTAACAATAAATTTAGATACGCTGCAAGTAGGATTGGATTTGGTGGAGCACAGTCTTTTAACAATGCCAGAAGGTATTTACAAGATAAGAGTGCATCACCAGAGAAAAGAGCTATGGCAGCTATTTACTATAACTCTATGCGTGAGCGTGGGGACATATGTAAAAATTCTAGAGCTAAAATACCTGTAATTAAGCAAATTTTAGATAAATTTGCCGATCGCAAGGCGTTATTGTTCAGTGCGTCAACTAAATTTGCTGACGATGTGCAAGAAGAGTTGGGGGATGTTTGCCTCAGCTTTCACAGCAAGCGTACCAGGAAACAACAGACAGAGATACTTAAGAAGTTTAAAGATAACAGGACTAAACAAAGAGTTATTAGTTCTGTTAAAGCACTGAATGCAGGCTTCGATGTCCCTGATTGTTCCCTTGGTATTGTTGCTGCTGGTAATTCTCGTAAGTTGGATAACATACAGCGTACGGGCCGTATCATTAGATATGTACCAGGCAAGACAGCAATTATTATTAACTTGTATGCACCAGACACACAAGAAGTCTCTTGGCTTAACAAAAGACAAGAAGGGCAGACTGTAAGTTGGGTGGACACTATAGACGAGATAACAGCATGAGTGTAGATGAATTTCAACAGGCGCAAATACAAGCGCTACAGAAAAAAGTAAAAGAGTTAGAGTCAGAGAACAAGTCTCTAAAACAACAGAAAAGTAACGAGAGTACCAAGCGTGAGTTGGGCACAGCAAGTCCTGTGAAAGCAGGCATCAAATCAATTAGATTTGAAAATCAGCAATGAGAATCGAGGGGAGCTGTGGGAGCTCCTCTCATTTTCTATAACATAATACCTATGGTATAGAATATTATCATTAATGATGCGTATATAATCTTTGTGAATCCGTTCATAGGACTAATATACCTCTATCAAATCTGATAAACGTTAAACTACTATTAAAAAAAGATTAATTATGACACAGATCAGTATGAAACAAAGTGAGAAACTAGATGGAGTTATCGAGCTACTAAGCTTGCAGCAGGCACAGCTTACTAACATAGACAAACAACTTGAGTTATTAACTAGAATGTGTAATGAGAACGCTAATGCAATTAATTCGCTTGAAGCTGAACTCGAAGAGATAAAGACTAGACTATGAGAATATTAATTGTATTCTTGTTCCTACTAGGGGGTATGGTGCAAGCACAGGACTACTACAAATCTTCAGAGTGGTCTATTTATAATTACGATAGAATTACTAAAGAATTTTCTAAAGTAGGAACTAAAAAATCAGATACTAGAGTTATTGTAAGTAAAGAATACTTTGCTCTTGAGAAAGAAGATGGTAGCTTTGTAATGGATCTTTGGGAGTATGTACATACAGATACATTAGGTCAGTGGTTTGTACCAAGAAATCAAGATGGTAGTATATGTGTGGGTACTCAAGACAGTACAATATATGTATTCTCTCATTATGATGAGACTATAGAGAAATTTACTGCAGTTACTGCATTACGTAAGATTAGAATTGTAGAACCTTTTAAAGCAATACCATGAGACTATTAACTATTTGCCTGTTACTGTTAGGATATACAGTGCAGGCACAGTATTACAAAGCTAGCTTAACAACAGTATACACTTGGTCTGAACTAGAACAAAAACTTATAGAAACATCTTTAGATTGGGAAGGTACATTAGTAGATGTAGACAAAGAGTATATTAAGATTAAGAAAGAGGATGGAGAAGTAATTAAAGAGTGGTGGGTATATTACAAAGAAGACGGCAAATTAGGAGACTGTTACATTACAGAAGCTGAAAGCAAGATCTGTGTAAGTTCTCACTACAATACTATCTTTATTTATTACAAACACGATGAAGAGTTAGATAGGTTCATGCATGTAATTACACTTTCACATATAATTAAAGCAAAACCTTGGAAATGATGCATTTAGTTTTATTTGTAGCCACTATACTAGCAGTGGTAGTCATCTGTATTGTATCTTATAACACTAAAGATTAAATTATGGATAGATTAGAAAGACGAGGCGTGCTACAACTAGTAGAAGTACTAGACGATCTCACACTTAAGTTAGCTTATGAAGATCTAACTAAGCTTAGGCAGCAAGGCCACAAGAATCCTTACATACAAGGATTTATTTATATAATAGAAGACGAGATGAAATCTAGATCAAAGTTGTAGTATGATACAGAAAGTAAAACGTAAGACTTTTACTATCAGACCATCAGGACGCAGCACAGATTTTATATCACCATCATTCGGTTATGGTTGTTTATACGATTGTTCTTATTGTTACATGAAGCGACACAAGCCAGACGGCTTATCAGTTGCAACAAACACCGGGGACATACTAACAGAGATAAACAACCATTCTTATTTTACACCGGTAGACAAACCCAACCAGACACATGCAGAGTACACTACCTACGACATTAGTTGTAACGAAGACTTTGCACTGCACGCTAAGTATCATGATTGGGAAAGGATCTTTGAGTTCTTCAGAGATCATCCGGTTGCCATGGGCAGCCTTGCTACCAAGTATGTAAATCGTAGCCTACTATTATTTAATCCTGAAGGTAAGATACGCATCAGATTTAGTTTGATGCCACAGTACATGTCTGACATACATGAGCCACACACATCTAAAATTATTGATAGAATTAAAGCTATTGATCAGTTTATAGATGCAGGCTATGATGTCCATGTAAACTTTAGTCCAGTCATTGTAGAAGATAACTGGCTAGAGGATTATGAAGACTTGTTTAATTTACTTGACAAACATGTGAGTAACAAAGACAAGGTGCTAGCTGAGGTAATATTTCTAACACACAACGAGAAGAAGCATCAGGAGAATCTAACAAGACATCCCGAGGCAGAGCCACATCTGTGGAATCCAGCTGTGCAGGAAGAGAAGACATCTCAGTTCGGAGGTACTAACGTAAGGTATGCGCGACACTTAAAGAGTTTGTACATAGATGCATTTACAGCTCTACACGATCGTATAATACCTTGGAACACAATTAGATACATATTTTAAAATGATTCAAGACTGGTGGGATTGGGAACCACATAACCCAACAAACAAAGAGGACGAACCTTCTGAGAAACAGCCTGAGATGCTAGACAGTCTCGAGCTTGATAGAGAAGGCGTTGAAGCACTTGTGCATGTCGTACTATCTTACTACGATCTAGAAAAACAAGATCAAGAAGAGTGTGGCTGCCAAGACCATCTATTCCACAAACTAGATTCTTTGAAAGAATGCCTAGAGATTGCAGGAGTAGATATGGATCAAGAGTTAAAAGACTATAGAGAGATGTTAAACGATTAAAACAAGTAAATTATGCCGAGTAAAAAGTATTTAAACTATGTTCCCCTGGAACCAAAGAAGAAAAAGGTAGTAAACAAGAAAGATACTACTGGATTAGTTACAAAAAGTACATTTGAGTTGATGTTTGGATTTAACTACCCTTCAGTAAACGTTAACCACATTGCAAAACATTTAAAATCATTTAAAAACCCTTATTACAACATAACAAAATGGCAAAAGTAGTAGATTTTCAAGAGCTAGGCCTTATCAAAGTGCCTGAGAAAACAGAGACTTACGTACCAGTAAGTCACCAGGAATTAGTTACAAAGATAACTGAGGCTGGTAACCAACATTACGGAAGAGAAGCTTCACAGCATAACTATGAAGTAAATCAAAGAGGACAGCAGTTGTTTGGCTCACTAGTATGGGACGGAGATAACAATAGCATGACTAAATCCATAGGATTCCGTAACTCTTACGACAAGACATTACCTGTAGGTGTGTGTGGTGGGGCACAAGTAACTGTATGCTCTAACCTAATGTTCGTAGGTGATATTATTAAGATGCGTAAACATACGCAGAATGTAGAAGAAGATCTTGATAAACTTATACAAAAGTTGTTTGAGGATGTAGACAACAGGTATGAGTTAGCAAAAGAAGATGCATCTTTTATGGGTGATATACCTTTTAGCGATAAGCAAGTAGCAGACTATTTTGGACAGTTGTTTGTAAATGAAGGAGTTTTAAACAGTCCTCAGCTTACAAAATCAACTAAAGAATGGTTTGAATCCCCTGTGTTTACAGGGCGTACACTATGGTCTGCTTACAATGCATGTACTGAAGCACTTAAGTCTGCTCACCCATCTAATGCTTTGGAAAAGTATACAAAATTACATACTTTTACAAAAGAGTATGTACTAGATGAGTACAAAGAAGACTTCCAAAGCGGTATAGATTCGTATGATGCATACAATGATTACCCGCCTTTAGGATATTAAATAATATAACATGGCAAAAGACAGTCCCTACAAAGGTAAAAAGGTAAATGTATTTGAAATACAACATATTTATCAAGTGTTAAAGTTCTATTATCAAGATCTAAATACACTGCCTACTGAAGCTGTGGCGGATATAATTAAGATGGAATTTGGTTGCGAAATTGAGCCAAATGACGTATATTTATATCTCCTAATTTCAAACCACTGGGACTGCGATGGTAATTTTAAAGAAAATGACTAATTGTATAGAATGTGAGGATGGAATGAAATGTATGTCAGATGATGCTCTGATATGCTTAACTGAAGAAGAACTAGATAATTATTTAAACTGCAATGAAAGTGTCTTTAAACTTAACCAAGTTAAAGGGCAACAAATTGACACCGAGCGAATTCGTATACTTACTTCTTAAAAGTGAGAACGCTAAACAGCTTACTAAGTACCTAGAAATTTTACCTATTGACGAGACTAAATTACAAGAACGCGGCTTTGTGAAAATAATGCCCGATAACTCTCTTACTCTCCGTCAAAAATCGTTGGATTTATTTACGGTCAGAGGATGCGAAGATTGCTGGAATCAATTTGTG